ATATTTTACTCTTCCACCAAATTGACTAGTTTCTTTTGCAGCAGCATATTCAGTCAGAGATGTAACAACTTGACTTTGTAAATTATTAATGTCACTGACCATATTGGGATTATAGTAGACACTTGAGTCTAACTCAACATAAAGATACTTAAGATCAATAATTTCTGGTACAATACCTGCAATACTATACTTTTTAAGATCTCTTAGAATTTCTCTTTTTGAAAACAGAGATATACTAGACCCACTCTTAGGTTTAATAACAATAAAAACTTTACCATATTGAGGTGGATTTAATTCTTCGCCACCATATGCAGATACTGATGCAGCATTTGGATAAATTACAGGAACAATAGCTTCATAATCATTTGCTGATACTGCCCTATACTGTGAAGCATAAAGCCTTGGAGCATAATTCTTAATTGATTTGATTGATTCGATCTCTGCGCCATCAGCAGCAGATTCTACTGTTGTGATACTGAGGTCTGTTTGAGGTATGAAAGTGTTAGTATTGTCAAGGATAACTCCATTAAAAGATAAATTAGTAACACCGTTAGCTTCTTTTCCATTAGTTACAATGTAAGTGGCTTCGATGAAATTATTATTATCAAGTTTCTTTCCGATAATACCATCGCCAAAAACTAATTCATATTTCTCACCAGAAACTTCTTGAACAAGGTATTTTTTAGATACTGTTGTTAAACCTACAATGTTATCAATCTTTTCGTATTCTTCTGATACTTCATCACCTTCAGTTGGTCTTACCTTGACAACTAGTGTTGAAAGATCAATGCCTGGGTTAGGAAGAATAAATTTTTGATCTGGTTGTGTATTGTCAACTGTAAATGTAGATTTTACAAATGAACCTTCGTAAATGTTGATATTTCTAAAATTAGCATAAAGATCGCTGACTGAAGTTGTAATGTCTTCAGGTACACAGAATGAGTAGTTTAAATCGTTAGCAGTGCCTGTAGCAACGACACCAGCCTTTAGTGTAAGCGTCGGGGTGCTGCTCGAAATTCCAGTAGCAGGTACTCCAGCCAAAACAGTAACAACAGCCCTAGCAGCTTTTTTAGACTGGGGTACATAACCGATGTTTCTTGCAAGTGAGACAACATTTTGTCTTAGAACTGCACTATCAAGAAAAACTTCATTGACAACTGCATTGGTATTGTATGCAGTAATATAAGTATTATACGCAAGGGTATCAATCAGAATCGAAAGGTTTGATCCTTCAAAATCGTAATCAGTGAATTCACTGTTAGATCTGATATAATCCTTAATGGATGTTTTAATTTGATCGAAATCTAGATTCGTAAATTGAGTAAACGCCATTATACCCTTGTTGGTTGTAGGATAAACGTAATATCCTGTACAGGAAGTGATAGTCCAATAATATCGTAAACCACACCAACTTCTAATTCATTACTATCAGTAGGAAAAGACACAGTAACATTCTTGAGTCTTATTCTTGGTTCATTATTGTTTAGAGTTGATGTAATTTCGTTTTCAAGTTGAATACGAAGTTCAGGTGTCTGTAGTTCAAAATATGAAGACTCAACTTCCGTACCAATACGATTATTAAAGAATCTCTCACCTACCGAAGTCCTAACAAGATTCATAACAGCGTTTTTAATTGCATTCTCATTTCTGAGTAATACGAGATCTCTTGTAATAGGATGCTTTTTAAAGGATAAACTAATATCTCTAAAAGCCCTGGAGATGGTTACTGACATTGATATAGACAGACTTTTGATTATTTATAGCCTATTCTGCCCACCATTCAACAAAATCATCAAAACCATTAGATCCGCCACACTGACGGCTAAGTCTATCTTTTGGAATTGGGTATAATTCTTCTTTTTGTTTGATGGTTCTTGCCTTATTGAGCCATTTTTCAGATTCAACCTCAGTAATAAGTGTCATTCCACTCTTAATGAAGTCTTCTCCCTTGTCAACAGAGCCATCTAAGTGATTTGGGTGTCCCATGTTACCTCCATAAAAGTCTTTAGAACTTTTAGCGGGGTTTCTATCCCGAGTTTTTCACCATTTCATAGTCATCACCGAGGATTTCTTGCAAATATGCATCATCCCAGTGACCATAATACTCAGTTTTGGCTAATTTTTCTCTAAATTTCTTTAATTTTTCATTTGGTTGAGCCAAAATGAGGTTATAAAGCCCATTATTGGTCTGAATACCACCAATATAGTTGCTGTAAGAGCCACAATCCTTGAAAAAATCCCAAGTCTTGTAGACTTTATTGTATATATCGACCCATTGATCGATGTCTTTGACAGTTAAATCGTCTTCAACAATAAAAATAACGACATCGAACCCATCTAGGGGCTCGATATCGTCAATGTTACACTCTATAATCTTAAATTTTGCAGTGGAAGCGAAAGGACAGATCGCAAAATTGGACAATTCAGGTCTAAGTTTAGAGACTTCTTTAATCCAGTTCCTTACATGCGCTTCCTTTTGATTCATCCTTGTCCTCTATAACGCTTCTTTGCGCCGTTTCTTGAGCTTGCAGCATATAAAGTATGCTTTCCCTTCCCTTGACGGGTCTTCTTGGGTTTATGATCGATAACAACTTTATTGGTTAGTGATGGGCGCTTCGCCATAAGTATCTCCTACTTTAAGTTTCACATGTACGTCTTTAGGATCTGGCTCTCCAATCTCATAGTAATCTTGAGCCAGATCGAGTAGCATATTTCCCATATCTTCATAATGAAGATCATCGGCATGTAATTCATCTTTGATAAAAATCGCAAAGCGATCAGATGACTCGGGTTTTTTCATGTCCTACGCGAATGAGGGGGTTACACCAAATCTCAAAGCCAGCTTTCTTAGCATCAAGACAGAATGAAACGTCTTCACCACACATGTCTTGAACCTCACCAGATTCAAAGATTTGCATCTGAGGAGCAAACCAAGGATAGGTGAGAGATTCAAATACACCTTTCTTGATGAGTACCCAACCAAAACCAGTGTAGTCAACGGTGAATGGCTTCTTACGCTTGCTCATGGATTCCACGGTCTCATGATTCATGACACCACGGTTCTTCTTGAATTCCTCTTCGGACAGCCAATGAGCAACGGAGGTCGTGTGACCATCTTCCGTGGCATACCAACCTGCAGCAATGTCCTTATCCATTGCAAACAGACGCAGTAGACCTTCGGTGTTGAAAACGATGTCGTTGTCAATCCAAAGCTGGTAATCGTACTGCAGTTTACCATCCCAAGGAACCTGCTTAGGCCCACGCAGAACGTTTGCACCGAGGCACTTGCAACGGGCAAAGTTTACCATGGAGCTATAATCTTGTGAGATCTGGATGCTAACGCCCATCTGCACTAGATCAAAGCACATTTGTACAAAGTTCTTTAGAAAGGTATATGAACATCCGCGACCAGGCAAGCAGAAAACCAAAGACTTACCTTTAATCATTTCTTTTGTTGCTTCAAGATCAAATTCATCTTGAGACTTAGGCGGTTCTGCCGCCGTTACACTAAATCCTTTTGCCATAAATTAGTCAAGGGTTTACGAATTGATTCTAACAGAGTTATTTAGCGGTGTCAAGAATGAGCTTAACGGGCGGCTTTCCCTAAATAACTTTATAAGAACTATAAGATACGCATGGACGATCCAACACTCAGAACATTATTAGACACGTACTCTAAGATGTACGCTGTTGAAGAGGAAGTTGTGGAAGAAACGACAGAAGAACCAGAAGAATTATCCGAGGCTTGCTGGAAGGGTTATGAGAAGAAAGGTATGAAGACAATGTTTGGAAAGAGATATCCAAACTGTGTAAAGAAAGAGGCTTATGACATTATTCTTGATTATCTTATCTCAGAAGGTTTAGCATCTGATGTTGAGTCTGCTGACAAGATTATGCTAATCATGTCTGAGGATAAGATCAAAGAGATTGTCGCAGAAGACTTGGCTAGCAGAGCTAAATCTGTAGTTGATGATCAAAGAGCTGGCTCTTATGGTATGGCGGATGATCTTAATAAGACTAGAAAAGCCTTAGATAAGTTAAAGCCTTATCCTGCTGGATTTCCTGCAGTCAAGGGAGTCTAAGTAATATTCTCGCAATCTCCCCAGT